TGATCCGGTCAACCTGGAGACCAGGTCAGGATCCGCGAGCTGAGGATCTGAGGCCTCAGATATCATAACCCTGATAATCTGTTATTTGCTAACTAATCATTTTTCAGGTTTTTTATGATACTTTTTTGACCGCTTTAATGACTCCCGGACTCGATCAGAGAATTTATCCCCCTTAACTCTGCGCCTGTAACCCCGCCTCTCCCTCCTGGATCCTCTGGGATAACTCGGAGATCCCGTTCCCAGGTCATGCGTCGGAGGATCTGTTATTTGATAACGGCCTGAGACAGATCCGTCGCTGAGTGAATATCGATCCTCCATTATCTCCCGATTTTCTTTATGAATTTCCTGTATTTCTTAATCCTGGACTCCAGGATCTTTATAACAGTCGGACGCCTCCGGTCTGACTGTTCATCCAGGAGGGAGGTTTCGAGGGTCTCGAGATCCAGGTTCAGATCTGAGGATTTTTCGGGGTTATAACTGCACCCCAGGGACGAACGGAGATCGTCCGCGCTTGTGTTATTAATTAACTCTTTCATTTCTGCACATCTTTTATTTTTAACAATCATACGGACTAAACGCCTGGTTTCTAATGCGACCGAGAAAACCCCGTAAAAAGCCTCCGGAACAGACTCCAGTCTCCTAACGATATCCTCGACGATTATTTCGTTCGATATCTCGGGAGTTTTTCCGCTTGAAATAAACTCGAGACTGACGGACAAACTCTCGTATTTTAACCCACTATGGAGATCCTTCATCTGATCCCGGCGGAGGATTGAACATTTTGTTAAAAGAAACGATCGTTTGTTCATTTTACTGTCCTCCTGGTCGTAAATGTATATTTGACCGAGACGCGATCATAACCCTCCTGATATCCCTCCCGATCGATTGCATGACTGCAAAAATGAGAGGCGTTAAACTCCAGGGATCCCAGGGAATAACGAACCCCGATTTTATATCCGACCTGGACGGGGTTATAACTGAATACGGACTCGGGATCGATCCAGGTTTTAACATCTGAATAAACAGAGAGTCCTCTCCAGGAGGCGGAGAGATCCATTCGGGTAAACATCCGATAACGCATCTCCTCAGATTTTACTCTCTCGGGATCCCTGGGAGAGACGATCCAGGTCTGAGGGATCTTAACCTGGTAATCCAGGGGAGCGGGGATCCCCTGGACGCCAGGCGTCATAAATGAGACGATCCTGTCCTCGTAACCCGCCTCCAGGGAGGAGGAGAGTTTAATCTGTTGTCCCGACGCCAGGATCGGGATTATCCCCAGGATCATTATTAAGAGGATCCGGGAAACCTTTGGGTTAATTGCTTTCGTTGGTTTCATAATTACATCAAATGAACTGATAAAATATCCTTTAACTTAAACTGATCCTTTCCGGTTACCGGATCTTTCTCCGCCAGGATCATAACGTCATTATCCGGATCGATTGACTTAATCCTGGCGGTAAACTTACCGAACGGGGAGTTTTTCGGGAGAGTCGCCTCCGTTGTCTTAACGGTAACCCGCGCTCCGATAGGTTCGGGATTAAGATAAAACCGGATCGCAGTCTCGACCAGGTTCCCGAGTGACCTGTTCTCTTTAGTTGCTTTCTCCTGTGCGGCGTTCTTTAACGCGTCGTCCAGGTGAAACGAAAATAAGGTTTTTCCCATGACTTGAATTTTTAGTTAAACGTTCTGTTCTGAAATCCTGGAGGTTTTCCAGGTCTTAATTAAATTCATTTGCTCCTCCGGGGTTTTCGCCCCTTTAAGGTTGAATATCATATCCCGGAGGACTCCCTCCTCTCTCTGTAAATCATATAACCGTCCCCTGGTCACAAACTCCCCCAGGTAATAACGCTCCCGGAGGGGTTTTTTAATAGTCTCCCGGAGGATCTCGAGTTCCTCTTTTATGAGTTTAATCTGTTTGACGAGAAACCGAACCTTTGAAAGATCGGTTTTCTTTTCCTCCAGGATCTCGTTATATAACCTCGTTATTGACTCCCTGGTCGTCGGATATCCGTTAACTGAGTTCATTACTTTGCCTCCTCCATTTTGTTAAATAACTGACTCCTATAAAAATCATCCTCGTTAAATGACTCCAGGGACGCCTCGATCCTCTTTTGTTCTGCCTGGAGACGAATAACCAGGAGGGAGAGATATCTCTCCGTTACCTCCTGGATAACTTCCTCCGCCTCTTTTGGAATACTAAAATAGTAAAATTGCGGAGGTTCGTTTACTCCGTTCTCGACGTTAACGTTAACATGACCAAAAGATCGGTTTCCCTTATCTCTGAGACCGATCTCGCGAGTAAATTTAATCGCGGAGATTACATTCCCGATTGTGTCGATCTTGTTTAACAATTCGACCGCCTTTAAAACTACTTCTTTTTTCATATTGATAAATTTATGGAGAGGAACGATCCCCTCCTGGTTAATTTTGCTCTTTAAGTGACTTCCGAAATTTAGCCTCCGGATTTAAACCGTTCCGGAGGTTATTTATAAGTAAAAGTTCGTCAAAATCGATCTTTCCCTGGTTTTCGTGATCCTCCGGGAATAGGTCGTGATCGGTTGCGTATGCGGATAAAAACCTGTTCCTCATTTTTTCAAACTCGATTTTAACATTCTTTTTATGAAATTCGAATAACTCGGAAACCTCGACATATTGACGTTTTGTTAACGAGATCCATTTTATGTGTTTCAGTCCCTTATAATAACCCTGGCGCGGTTTGTTCTTACCGAAAATCTGATAAATAATCTGACTGAAAATCCTCGTTTCCAGGTTTCCGACGACCTGGAAATCATAATCCTGGACGCGCTCATTTGAGAGATCCTCCCAGGAGAGACCGTATTTCTTAATATACTCCTCGAGTTTACGTTTTGCCGTTTCTGCCTCTCCGAGATACCCGCCCTCTGCGAGAGCCTGGATTTTTTTTGCCTTTTCGAGTATTGTCTCAAAATCTGCCATTTCGATAAATTTATGGAGGGGAGAGATCCCCTCCTGGTTATGAGTTAAATTTAAAGTTCTTATCCTTAACATCCCCGACGTTTATTTTTACCGGGTGAAACCTCAGATCAATATATCCCCGATCGTCGATCGTTGCCGCTTGCATCATAAAAGAGTCCTCCATTTCGCACCGAAAACCATAAACCCAATAAACCGAACGTTCGAGTCCAGGGATATTATATTCCTTTCTTTCGATGAATTTAATCTCGAGGATCTTTTTAAACATGGTCTCGAGGGTCGTTTTAACGAGATCGATTCTTTGATCGTCTGAAATTGTTTCGATAAAATTTTTCATAACGTTTTGATTTAGTTTAACTTACTGTTTTTTGTCTCTGTTTACCGTCGTTTGACAGATCAAATATATACCTTATATATATAATATGCAATAGGAGGGATAAAAAAAAGAGGGTCTCCCCTCTCTTTCTTTTCTTTAACTCTCTCCTGGAGTCTTTATCTCGATCTCCGATCCGTCATAAAACCCGACCGAATTTTTACAAATGACGCACTCCCATATTATCAGACCCTCGGGATCGTCCGGGTCATAACTGACCGTTTTCTGAGGAGTTATCTTTTGACAGTCAGGACAAAATCGTTTCATCATTGCCATAACTTCATTTTATTAGTTTCCAATAGTGTAACCACTCTGTAAAATTCATTCCCTCCGGATCCTGGAGATATCCGTCCCTGATCCATTTATCCCGGAGGAGAAACTCCAGGGATTTCTCGGGATCCAGGGAGAGATCCCCGTTCATCCTGGAGGGAATTATACATCCTCCGACCGTTCCTCCTGGATCCGGATCCGGATCTCCCTGGTCTCCGCTTAAAAGTAACTGATATTTCCCGATCGACTCGGAAATAACCTCTCTTAACGCCTGGCGGATCCGTTCCCTTACTTCTGACTGATCGATCGGGAGTTTATCGAGTTTTATCCCGTTAACTATATAACCCCGATCGTCTGCCGTAAAACTGAACGCCTGGAGAAACGCCTGTAATTCGCGGATCTGTTTACTTATCCTGGTTATCTCCTCGGGTTTCATTTTCTTTTAGTATTTCTTTAACCGCTTTATCCAAAACAGAAAACCGGAAAACCTCAATCCGATATCCCTCCCGATGTCCCGTCCCGTTCTTAATTCTTTCCGCGAGTCCATTCATTTTATTAATCTCCCGCGCCGCGACTTTAATCCTTTGAACGTCCTCAAACGGAACGGTTAATCCTCTCTTATGTGCCGCGAGAAATTCCCCGACGGAGTAATAACTCTCTCCCTGGGTTTTAACCCTGTCTTTTTTACCCATTCGCATATCAATAGATTTATTATTTGTAATTGACGTTTTCTCCTCCCTGGTTGCTTTATGCAATATCTCGAGAGCGCGATCCCCTTCGATATGATCTTTGATAACCTGGAGATCCGGATCCGATAAGGATCCTCCAGGAGGGAGGCCGGAAAATCCTCTTTTCTCATATCCCTGGATATATGCTTTCCATATTTTCGCCCTGTCAAATCTTTTACCGACGGTCGTTCCCCGGAGTTCGGGATCCTGGTTCTGACATAACGCCCGGAACCTGGTTATCGAGGCCGGGAGGCCAAAGTAACCGGAGAGGAACAGGGTTTTAAACTCTCTCATTGTCAGATCGTCGATCCCTGGATCGATGCTCCTCCAAAACTTCCAGGTCAGAAACAGATCGTCGTCCCTGGAAAATGGCTCCTTTCTCAGGATCTCCCGGATCCTCTCAAATGGTTTTGTAAAATCCTCTTTTTTCATAACGATAAATTTAAGTTTATAACTCGGTTTAATAATAGATCGTTTTTGTCTCGATAATCGGGATCTCATGTCGGAGGATCTCCGTCATTAAGGCGCGCGCCCTGGTAACCTTTGAGGCCGGAACCAGGATCCCGTCATGGATCGAGAGGAACGGGATCTCCTCCAGGGAGAACGCCTCCCATACCTTTTTAAATAACCTGACCTCCATATTAAGCAATTTAAACGCGAGGTTTGTATGAGTCCCCTTTCCGTTACTCGGGTTCCTGGGATTGTCTGTTCTCTTAATCTCATCCAGGATCCCCCCGGCCTCCGGAAATAATCGACTGAACTCCTGGGAGAACTTCGAGTTTGTCCTGGAGTATAAAGATCTCAGAAACCGGAACTTAACCTCCCGACGGTCATTTATTCCCAGGAGATCCCCGTAACCCTGATAAATATCGTAATCTCGCGAGGTTAACTCATAAAGAAACCGAACCCAATCCGTCCGGGGGACAATATTCCACAATAAAACGGCATGGGACGATTTCATATCGATTTCGACAACGGGTTCGTTATCCAGAAAAATATAACTCCTTACCCACCTGGGGACGCCCGTCGCGATATTGTAAATCCGCCCGGAGAACTTGTCCTCCCGGACATAACTCGAACGCCTGTATTTATCAAACTGTTGATATTGTTTGATCGAATAAAATGTTAGGTTAAGATCCTTCCGGTAATTTTCCAGGGAACGAAATCTCTCCCCCTTATAAGTTTTCGAGAGACGATATCTCTCATATTTCTCCTCGATCCCGGAGTAAAAATCCGCCTCCGAGATCCGGATCTCCGTTTTGATAAGACTCGGACGGATCCATTTAAAAACCTCCGGAGAGATCTTTTCGTTATGGATCCCGAGATATCTCCGGACTCCGTTCCGAACCTTCAAATTTCGAACCTGGACGCCCCTCGATATCGGAGTGTAAAATATGGGTTCAAAACTATAAACCGAGTCCCCGAAATGGTTAACCCGGTCATGCCAGGAGAGGATCCCCTCCCGGATCAGGTAATCGATCTCGATTTTATACCTGGTATGTCCGAGGATTGCTTTTAACTTATCAGATCCGAAATAAATATAACTCTCGTCGTCCTCAAACGAGACAGTCAGTTTTAAAACGTTCGAGATCCTGGAGATCTCCGTTAATAAGATATTGAGTCTTTCTCCCCGGTCTGAGGATCGCGGAACCCGGATCTCGTTAAAGACGTCATAACGATAATTTAAATCTCCGCGCCGGGTGTTACCTTTTACGTTTCCCATATTGATAAATTTAAAGATACGGGAGGGGGATTTATCGATCCCCCCTCGCGACCCTGGGGTTCCCGTATTGAGGATCATTTTTCGGGGATCCTTGCCCGCCTCAAATATACATTATTTTCAATAAATGCAAAATATATGAAAAAAGAGAGGATCTCTCCTCTCTTTTAGCAATCGACGCCCCAACTATCGGGCGTCAGGAACCACCCTAAAACCAAAACAAAACTATATGGTACGCGTGATCGAGAATACAACAATCCCGGAATTTATATTCGGATTTCCATTCAATCCGATGCCATGCATCCATCCATAACCGACGTGAAACCAGTCCAGGATCCCCAGGGAGGGAATAACCCTTATTTTAAAATATCTCGAGTCCGCCTCGTTATCGAGTGCGGCCTGGAGAAATAGATCTAAACTCATAAACGACTCGGTTTTAAATGGGTTCCAGGCGGGCGCGTATTTAATACCATAACCAACGCCAGGGATAACCCCGATCGCATAATCCCCGGTCTTAATCTCTTTCATAAATACATCAAAAGAGACAGACGCCCCGAAAAACAGACTCGAGTCGATATTAATCCCAGGAGCGGAGACGAGATCTCCCGGAGCGGAGATATTATCCGATTTAAACGGATAGATCCGGAACGGGTGATTTTGCCCCTGGAGAGATAGTCCGACCCCGGAGAGGATAATCGCGATTAAGATAATTTTTCCGCTCAAAAACCGTCGTTTCGCTTTCGCCTCCGGAGTGTATTTCGGAATAAATTTCGCTCTCTGAGACTTGCTTAACCTGTTTGATTTTTCATTTATCCAGTCCAGGGCGGTTACAATGACCTGGAGGACTTTTTGAACGATTGCCAGTATTGACGTCCATTTCTCCGGTATCGCAAAATGACCGAGGACAAATCCGACGACGCCCAGGATCGCCCAGGCGAGAACCTTGTTAACCCCGAGATCTCCCAGGACGTTAACGAGTGTTGAGTCCTGTTCCTGGCAAAATACAGGAACCGCCAGGAACATAAAAAACAGGATCGATAAAAAAACGCTTTTTTTCATAACTTAAATTTTGATTATTACTCTGTTAAATAGATAACCCAAAAATCGCGGGAGATCTCCGGATCGATAATCATACTCCAGGGGATTTTACATAACCCATTTAATCCCCATTTTTTCCCCCAGGAGTTTAACTCGATAACATAATCTCTCTCGTAATCAAATATAACTTTACAATGCCACCCGTATAACGTCTCTTTCGCCTCGTTCGGGTGCGGGACGACTCCAGTCCTGGCGACCTCGTCGGAGAGGAAACTCTCAAATATTTTCTGACCATAAACGACCGGGAAACCCCGATAAATTGCATCCATTATGCCCTCCTTTGACGCCGGGAATATCCTCTCGTAATGGATCGTTTGATGATCCTCCGCCTCCTTAAACGCCTCGTCCGGGGGAGTGACATTAAATTTCCGCTCGACATAAGGCCAGGTTTTTTCACTACATAAACCCTCCCGATTTATTGCCTTAAACGCGTCGCGGATCGATGCTCCGGTATCCTCGTTTTTCTCTCTCCTGGCGACATAATAAGCAAACAGGCGGGACGGTTCAAAATCCTCCATTTTATTAACCTGTAAAACCCGGCGGAACGCCCCGGAAACTCCATGTCCGACGCATGACCCGATTTGTCCCTGGTCATATCGGAACGGGAACCGGGAGATATTAAACATATTCGTCGACTCCGGGAGATCCTTTCGAAACCTCCGGAGACGGTTATAAACGATATCGCGGTCGTCGACGCGATCCGGGAGGAACCCGAGGCCGTAAATAAGACGCTTTTTTCTCCATTTAAGAAACTTTTTAACGAACCTTATTAAGGAGATCAGGTTAACGCGAAACAGTCTCTCCGGTCTCATTCGGGCAGTTTTTCGGGGAAATTATCGGTTACCCATTCCCTCCAGTCAAAATTCGGGCATGACTTTTTATCCGTAAAAAAGTTGTGACCCGCGATTTTGAACTCGATCCCTTTCTCCTCCAGGGTCTCGACCAGGCGGGAGAGGGTCTTAAACTGAGCGGGAGTAAAATCGTTCGAGTCAATCCCGGAAAGACAGACTCCGATCGAGGATTTGTTTATCCCGAGGGTGTGCGCTCCGATCTCCTCTCTTTCGAGGATCGGATCGTCATCCAGGGGACGACCTGTTTCCAGGGTTCCGTCATGCCTGATAAAGAAATGATATCCTATCCCCTTAAATCCGCGTTCCTTATGCCAGGCGTCGATCGTCGCGGCGTTATCATGTTTCGGGAGGTTCGAGGCTGAACAATGAATTACGAGAAACTCGATCTTTCTCCCCTCCTGGGGTTTGCCTGGGTCATGCTCCGGGAGATTGATATCCCCCTCCTGGTCGGTTGCTCCTGGATCCGGTGCGGATCCCTGGTCGGTTGCTCCTGGATCCGGTGCGGATCCCTGGTCGGTTGCTCCTGGATCCGGTGCGGATCCCTGGATAACCTCGTTCGCTTTGTCTTTCTTTTTTGTCATTGTAAACTTTATTTATAGATCCTTTCCAGGATATTCGCTAATTCGATATTTTGAAATACCAGGTAAACAAGAGACTGAACGACGAACAGGGTCAGAACCATAATTGAAACCGAGAGAAATTTATGCTCCCCGATAAAATTTAGCAGTTTAATCGCTTTCTCATGTGCGGTTAATCTCTGTATTGCCGGGTAACAGGTTAACGCCCGCGCTTTTAAAATATCGTCATGCTCCGCGACCTTTGCCTCGACGTCCGAGACCGTTTGCGCCTGGGAGTCGATCTTTAACTCGATCTGCGACTGGTGAAATGCCAGGGCGTCGGTTTTGGCGTTAATGACTGTTATAATGTTTTTTTGAGTTGTTTGTAATAAACTCGCGAACGCGTCGATTTCGGACATATACAGTTTAATATTTAACTGATTGAATTATTCGATAAACTCCCTGGTTCGGGGAGTAAACATCTGAACCGTTTGTCAGGACGACCTCGAAAAAATAATCGTTTGCGGGTTTATTGTTCTGAACGGACGAAATAACAAAATACGCGCTCATGTCGATTATCTGTCCGGAGACTTCAAAGGCCTTTAAACTATCGGAGTCGGTCTTATTCTTTTTAACAATAAGAGAGGCCGTAAACCCGCTCAAACTTTCGAGACCCGAGATAACGCATACGATCGTTTTCGAGTTGCCCTTAACTACTTCGATGAGATTATTCATAATCATATATATTAAGACGATTTCAAAATGAATTAATAACTTTTAATGCTCGCGTTCCAATTACAAACGAGATCTCCCGAGGTTCCGGATCTGTTAATTCTAAAGGTTGACGATCCGATGTTTGAAATCCAAATCATTTCGTTACCCTGGGGAGTTGCGATAACATTATCCGGGATTGCGATTATCGAATGAGTAATATCAATATATGAACCCCCGTTCGGGATCGTTCCGTTCCCGTTATTCTCCTGGAACAACCCGTTAAAATGATTATTATTAAATCGAACCTGTTGTTTATTATATAATGAAAACGGAGAGACTGAGCCGCCTCCGAACTGGTTATCGTAAACGCTCACATTTGAAACGTTCCCGGTTCTCAAATTATAATTATGACCCGTTGCGGGGAATATGTTTCCCCCGATATTCATATTATTTACTGATCCGAGATAAAGATTATACGATCCGGTTTGTCCTCCGCTTGTTGCGCTAAACTTGTTATTTACAATATGACCGCTTATCGCTCCCGAGATAAACATATCTCCCGCCCGACTATCCTGTAAAAACCAGGAATTCGCCAGGATAAAACGATCCGCCGTTTGCTGAACGTGTAATCCGTGAGAGTCCTGATCGGGGAGGCCAAATCCAAAATAACAGGAGTTAATGTTCAGATTATAGTCGTGAACTATTCTTAACGCTGCGGTTTTCCCATATTCAAACGCACATCCATAAAAATAACTATTCCTCGCGGGAGTTCCTCCCTCCTCGACCCTCATGTCAAAATTTGGCGCGGTCGCGTGAACGACAAATAAATCGATAAAATGAGAGTGCCGTAAATAGTTATAACAGACTATATTCGAAAATCCCTCCGCCTGGGGAAAGGCCATTTGTATCCGAATTCCTGACATCGTAACACTAATCGGATCCGACGAAAACCTCCGTCCAATTTCGAACATATTACAATCTGATCCCGCCGCTAATGTTATTGAGGTTCCTGAGTCTGACCCCGCCCCGTACATTGCAAATGAGGTCTGTATAATTATCGTCCCGGAGATTACATACTCCCTCCCCGCCAGGATAATAATCCCTCCTCCATGACTAAACGAGACCGTCTCCGATAAATCATTAACGCATCTCTGAAATGCCAGGGTGTCGTCAGGATCTCCGGTTTGCTTATAATGGTCAACCGAAAAAATAAATTGACTTCCAATCGCCGCGATTAAACTGGTCATTTTGGAGATCATAATCTCCCCGGTGTCCCCGATATTAAAGTTTTGTATCATTATTGAATTCCTTTACTGTTTGCGTCCATATATGCCTCGATCGCGTTATTTATTACAATACTCTCCGCATCCGAGGGAGCCTTCGAAAATAGATAACAGGAGATTTGATTATCTGTTCCATACCTAAAGACGTCCGCGTTATTATCCCCGAGTATGTAATAATTATATCCCGTCAGAGCCGCCGCGTTATTTGCTAATGACGAGAACGCCGCGCCATTTTTCGAGATACCTATAACGTTCGCGATACGTCTTACCAGGTAAAAACCCCTCGTCGCCGAATTCGCCGACAGGAGGTTCCCGACCGCAAATCCATTATTTGAACCCCGAACGACATCCCCGGTATATCTTACCATGATCCGACTGTAATCTCCATTCCCCGCGATCGTTTTCGTCGATCCGATCGCGACGTCGTCCCGAACATAAAACCCGACCGCGTTGTTTTGCTCGGTAAACCTGACTCCCTGGGTTAAGGGGTTAAAAGAGGAGTTAATGTATCCCAGGGACGTCGCGGCCTTAAACCCCTCCAGGGCGACAAATGACGGAACCGTCCCTCCCAGGACTCCATGATGCGAGTTTTTAACCAGGTTCTTTAATGAACTCTCCGAGGTTTCTCCGGCGGACAATGCGAAAACGTCGAAATAATCGGAGAGGTTTGTAATACTTAACCCGCTCTTTAGATCCAAAACGAGAGTATTGATCCGGGTTAATTGCGCCTCCGATAACGGCGTCGCCAGGCCGCTAATATATGTTAAAACTTCGGGTTCGTAAACGGCCTCCGGAGTCCATAAATTTTGTCCGGTTCTGTTTGATTTAAGACGACCATATTCGTTATAATCATTATCCCAAAGAAACGGGAGTAATAAATCCGTAAATAATCGATCTCTCTCCAGGGGATCGACCGATATATCCCGGATCATTATTGCGCGGATCGAGTTCGGAGAGTCATCATCATATCGGACGGGGGTTCTCTGTAAATCATATCCGATTAATTCCGCCGTTGTTACAACCCTTCGAGTCTGATCCGTTTTAAACCAAATAAAATCAGTATCCGCCGCGATATATTGCGGAGTGTTCGGACATTGAAACGTCTCCTCCCCGGATAATCCGGAAACGGTTAAATAATCCGAGGATCCGAGAACCCTGTTCGGGATCTGACCGCCGGACAAATCAGACATTAATCCTAAAAATAAAACCCCTGGCTGATTACTCCAGTATTCGAGCCATCCCCCGACCTGGTTATCAATATTTACCGTATCTCCAGTCCTGAGAAAGGTTAAAACTAACTCGTCGCCCCATACGATAGTCCTCGAGGACGTTAAGGTTAAAACTGATCCCGTCCAGGAGGCGGACTCAATCGGATAACCAGTTATTGAAAAATCCGCCGCGATTAAAGACGCCGGATTTGGGAACGTCAATATTATATGAGTCGGATTATCGTCCGGAACGACTGCCGAAATAAGAGTCATCCAATATAATTCCATTATTTCGGTCGAACTGTTAATCTCCGAGATCTGTCCCGTTATATTAATCGGTTGAATTGTTCCTGTTACGCTCATTTTCTTAATTTATTAACGTTCTTAATTCTTTGATTTCGTCCCGGAGTTGTAAAATTGCCCGGTGTAATATCGGGATCATTCCCTGGGGTGCGGTAAATTTATAACCTGTTTCGTCATCCGTTACAACGAGATCCGGGAGATATGCCTCCATTTCCTGAGCGACATATCCGAGATTTATTACTGGCTCCGCCCCTGGATCCTTCCGGGATCTCTCCGGGATCTCGTCCAGGATCCGGGTTTTTCTCTTTCCCTGGGAGCCGTCCGGATTTGAGACGTCGACCTCTGTTTTCTCCCTCCATTGATATAAACGAGGTTTGAAACCGGAGAGGATCCCCAGGGCGTCCTCCTGGTAATCCTTAATATTTACTTTCATCCTCTCGTCCGAGGCGTTATATAACGCGACCTGGCCGGAGTCAAAAAATAAACCTCCCTTATATGTTCCGTCCCCGTCATATAATCGGACTGCAAAATTATCCGCAGTCGTCGGGGTGTCGACGCCGCACTGGATCCCGATCCCATAACGGTTAACATCGTTCCCGTCGTTCTGAAAAAACGCGGCATGACTGGAGGAATGGTTTGAAACGATGACCAGGGCGTCATAATAATAACTCGCCGGGAGTGTTACGGATCCATTCCTGGCGTTATATGCCTCCAGGCGTCCAGTTAACCCGGACGTCATATTCCAGGATCCAACCGCGATAACTCCGTCTGTCTGTCTAAAATTCCCGTAATAATGATAAAAATCTCCCGCCGCCTGGATATATGCAGTATCGGAGGCGTTTACAATAAAATATTTTTGGTCTGTTTTCCAATGCAAAAACCCATCCTTTCCTATATGAACCCGATCATATGCCTCTTTAATCGTTAAAGAGTATTGATTTGTTATAAAATTTACCGATAACGCGACCTGAGTATCTCCATCATAGTCATAAACCCATTCCGTCCCGTCCCATGTGTAATATGTATAATGATCGTTAGTTTGTAAGTTATTAGATATTTGAATTCGGAGCCGAATATAAATCGTTGTCGTTGTCGGTATAAATGAAAGGTTCCCCGATCCAACTTGAAACGCGGAAAGATAATCAGTCTGAGAACTCGTCGAATTAGAGGCGGAAACCAGGAGATTGTCGTTCGCATCATAAACAAAAACGGTATATGTCGCTCCCCAGGTTCCGTATAACGTATAAACATGAGTTTCTCCGTCCGTCGGATCTGTATCATTTGCCGGGAGTGTATATGTAGGGAGACAGTTAACGAAAAAATCCACAAGATACGCGAGACCAGGAGTAACCGTAAACGAATAGGTCGACGACTGTTTTGAGGTGTACCAGTCGAGATATGTCGTCGTCGTATATTTTTGACAATAATAATAATCGTCTGAGGTTCCAACGCCTCCAAAAGACTCGGTAACTGTTGTATACGTTGACGCATATGCACCCGAATAACTGGTCGCCCCTAAAGTTAAAAGAGTCGCGCGCGTCTCGACTGTCTGAGGATCACAAACATAACGAACAATCCCGACGTTATCCTTTAAAATGATCGAAGGATCCGCCGCGTCGAAATACATCCCTCCGGAGGCGGTCTCCGCCTGGAGGAGATCTCCGGAGATATCCCACCCCCCGACCGATCCCGCCGTCGCGACGACTGATCCCGTCAGGTACGCAACCCCGGCATATAACCCGTATCCCGAAATCGGGGATCCATTAAACGAGAGACCGTCGAGTTTTCCGAGTCTTACTTTCCGATCCGCGAGATCGATCGTCCCGGAGGTCACTCCGTCCAGGACTTCAATATAAGGCGCGTTCGTATCCGAGGCAGTTAAATAAACCGCTCCCTGGCGCGCGGTATTCGACGAATTTCCAATCCTGACAAACGTCCGACCTTTACAAGTTCTCTCCCCGACAGGAACCGCGCCCCCGGCGACCGTCGAGACTCCGATCGTCGTCGCGGTTACCGCCTGGACTTTATAATCATACGCGAAAACAGATCCTCCATTATACTGCTGAACCCGGACGATATCATTAACCGCGAACGTATTAAACCCGTTTTCGACTGTGAAGGTGTACCAGGATCCGACCAGGGTCATATCGGAGACGGCCTCGACTGCGTCCGAAACCCATAACGACCCATTCGTCGCCCTGATTTTATTAATCTCCAGGGAATAAACTCGCATATTACCGCGAACCAGTAACTCATCGACCTCGAGAGAATATTTCGAGGACGCATAATTCAGTTTATATCCTGATCCTGTATAACCCGAGGCGAACGTAACAGATCTCGATTGAATATAATCTCCCGCGATCGTCCCCGAAAACGTTTTGACTCCTGACGCGGTTTGATCCCCGGTTAACTTAAAAGTAAAAGAGTCGATTTCCGTCTCGGTGTAATACCTGGAGTCCAGTTGTCCCGCGTTTAACTCTGTCTCGGTGTAATACCTGGAGTCCAGGACTCCCCCGGTCGTTAACTCCGTTTCGGTGTAATACCTGGAGTCCAGGACTCCATCGGTTATTAACTCGGTTTTGGTGTAGTAATTCGAGAGATCCGGAGAGGGAGTAATCCCGGCGGTCTGATAAACATAAACCGGAGAGTTCTTTCCCTGGAAATAATCGGGGTTTCGATATCGAGAGGTTAATGTAACGTCCATTTAAACAAAGGTTATCGTTTCCGTATTGTCATATTCTGATAAGGTCATCTCGTACTCGTCTTTATCCGGAGTGTATCCGTATGAGGTTAAAACAAACTTTTTCCCCGCCTGGAACGAGTCCGTAAACATAAACAGGGGTTTGAATTTACTCGAGGATTTTATGGTCGACGAGAGTTGAACCCTCGTCCGATTGTATAACTGAAACTTATTCCGGATAATTCTTTTCGCGAGACTCTCGGATAAAATTCCGTTTGACGTCCAGGTCGACGTCCTGGTCGTAAGATCTGACCCGGTCAGGATCCCGTTTTTGATATTAACATTCCCGGCGTCATACATTTTTAATGTAATCTCTTTTTTATCCAGGAACCCGGTATTTATGACTCCTGAGATATTATTATTTTCCAGGGGAGCGGAGGCGGTTATAAAGACGTCTCCATAAAAACAGGTAAACGCCGGGGTTAACGCTCCCCCTGATTTCGAGATTAACTCAGTCCCGAGACATAAAACGAAATCATTATCTCCGTCCGAGATCCCGGAGACCTCTCCGATCGGGATCGATAACGTGACCTCCATTGAGTCATTAACCGGATCCATGTCTGAACCCTGGATCTCGAGGGTCTGAATTTTCGACTGCTCCGTCCCTGATTGTCTCTCCCAGGTTCCCGCGTTGTCGACGATAAAATAATTCCCTGGAGTGTGCCGGAGATACCATTTAAAGTTAAACACATAATCCGACCAGGATCCCGACCAGGATCCGAGGACTACTTTAAGAGTTGCAAACTTAAATCTAACTGTTAACGACGTCGAGGAGTCTTTCGTTATTTTAAACCTGGTATATAACCCCCTCCAGGTTTCATAACCCCCGTCATATATCCATCCTTGCCGTAATATTGCGTTCGAGATATTTTTCCAGGGAAGGCCGGGATTAACCCAGGTGATCCCGGATCCCTCGTTCCATTTCTGCCAGGAACGATAACTCGGATAAGGGACGCCGCCGTTAAAGTCTGAGGCGTTGGTCATATCATTGACCGTTATATTAAATAACGTCTGTTGTTCCAGGCGAACCTCGATCTCGCGGAGTCCTGTTATCGAACCGAACGTCTGACTTTGATCCTTTAGAACCAGGGAGGAGAAATCCAGGGACGCGTCGGTCGTCTGAGCGGTTGTCCCGGAGGCCGTATATCCATAACTGGATCCGGAGGCATAAACGACGTAATTCTGAGGGTTATTCCAAATATCCTCGTATCTCTCGATATACCAGGATCCGTTAAACCAGTACAAATAACAGTCGAACGCGGAGAGGATCTTTTCAATTATCTCCAGGGCGTTGTCGCGATCGATGTTATCTTTCCAAAAGATCTCGTTAAATATACCGCTCCGGTTAAACAGGGTTTGACCTGTCCCCAGGGAGGAGCCAGTCGGATATAATTTCGAGTTGACCCTGATCGGATCCGGAGATCCCGTTAACGCTAAACAGGCGTTTATTATATCGATAAACGTCCTATTCTCCAGGGTCTCGATTAACGAGGGTTTGACATATTGTAATTTTGAGAGATAACTCGAGGCGTTTAATCTGAACGGCCTGTTTTTAAGATATGTTATCTCGTTCGTTTCACTATTTAAAAAACCTGAGAACATCGTAAACGCGGACGGAGAGGTCTGAACGATCCGGACGCGATATTCTCTCTCCTCCGCCGTTATCAATGGAATGAGAGTAAAGAAATCCGCCTGGTTATTAAGGATCTCAAACGAGGCCGCTAACCCGATAACCGGGACGTTCCACCCTCCGAACGAATAACGGATCCTGGTCGTTCCTGGAGTTATTATAACGTCGGTCACCGCTCCCGAGTAATCCTCCTGGTCGATATAAATATATCCCTGGATATTTTTTGAGGAGAAACCGCCGCGATATTTATTTCCGTATGCCATATCAGAACGCCGCGTTTAACTTTAACTGTTTATCAATAAATGCGACGAGTTTATAACCGTCGATCTCAAACCTAACCGTCTCGTTCCGCCTGGATCCTCCCTCCGGGTTTATTAGACTCTTTAATTTACTCAGGGGAGAGATAACCTCCGGATCCCTGGAGGCGGACGGATATTCTCCGACCAGGGCGTTAACTGGCGAATATGCGATCCCTCCTTTTGCCAGGGGAGTCGCGGATATCGTCGCGATTTGTGCCGCTCCCGCCGCCGCGACTAATGCTCCCGTTATGAACCCGAGGACTCCGCCCTGTCCGAACGCTTTAGTAACCCCCAGGGCGGTATTTATGAGAGCCTGCATAATCGCGACTCCCTTCTGTTTTTTTGCGTATTTCTTTTCGATAGCCGCTTTTTTCTCCTCGTTATCTCCCGCCGCCGCGAGTTCTTTCTGTTTTGCCGCTTCGAACATCTGAGAAACGACCTCCGTCGCTTGCAGAGCCGCGTCCATATAACCCATCGCGCCCTCGATTTTCTTCTGTTTGAGTTCATCCGCGCGCGCGATCTCCTCCTCGAACATCTTTTTATTTCGTTCGTCGATCTCTCCCTGGATCCTGGCGACCTCTCCCCGATATTCCTCCTCGAAAATAATTCCTTTCTGATACCTCTCTGCCAGGAGCATGAGTTCCCCCTCCAGGGTTGCGGAGAGTTTTTTCTCCCTGTATGCCGCGATCGCGTCCGCGACTCTTTTCTCCTCCTCGATCTTTGCTTTTGCGACCTCTGCCTCCGCTTTTGCCTGTTCGCTGAGTCTCTTTTTCTCCTCCGCCGCGACTTCCCGGACTGCCCGTTCAATATCGTTTTTAATTTTCTTTGAGGTCATCGCGCGCTCCGCCTCGAGTTTTAAAACATCCGCCTCGAGACGACGCTGTTCCCTAAGATCTTCGACAGACATTTCGGAGATCTGATTTTCCCGCGTCTTAATTGCGAGTAATTCCCTGGCGTCCGCGATCTCCCCGGTATAATATTTCTCGTTTTCCTCGAGTGCTTTCGTCGCCGCTGCCATTCTTGTCGCGATATCCTGTTCCTGGTCTCCCGCGATCTCCCGTAATATTGCAATATTCCGGAGGAGTTTTTCCTCGTTAACCAGGTCATCGATCTCCGCCATTTCGAAACGGTGTCTCCGTTCGCTTAACTTTTGGATCTCGGATATTTCCTTTTTTATCCCCGCGAATTTCTCCTTTGCTTTTGCCGCCGTCTCGTCGAAATCCATTCCCGTCGTCATTGCAAACGCCGCCTTACCCATATCGACGAGATTGTTTTTCATCTCCTCGAAATACTTTCGCGACTCCTCCCGCTTCTCCTCGTTAAAGATCCCCGCAACCGCCAGGGCGACCCCTTTCGCCCCGTTCGCGATTGCGCCCCATCCATTTTTAAAGTAATCGACCAGTCCCTCGAACCTGTTAACGAGGTTTTCTTTTATTGCCGCCCAAAGATCCGCGACGGCCTGTTTGGGATCCTCAAACGCTTTAACCAGGAACCGACCGACCCCGATTAAAACATCTTTGAACGACTCAAAAATTCCCTTTAAAAATCCCGTCACCGATGCGAGTTTATTTGCTCCATCGACTGACCCCTTCAGATATGCCGTAACCGCCGCGATCGCCGTTCCTATCCCGACGAATATCGCACCGATCCCCGTCGATATCAGGGCGGTTTTTAACGCTCCCATTCCGGCGGTCATCCCTTTCAATGATTTTAACGCCCCGGTTATCGCTCCTCCCATCGCCCCGAACCCTCCGGTCATTCTCGATATTCCGTCCGCCGCCTCACCTCCCAAACTTTTGAACGCGGAGGAAACTTTCCCGGTCGCGTCCTTTGCATCCTTCTTAAAATTTTTAAGGGAAGATTTCGCCCTCTCGAGACCTTGCTGGAGTTCTGCCGTTGACGCTCTTAATCGGAGGGAAAGATCTGTTAAAATTGCGGTCGACATAAATTCAGTTTAATTATAAAGACGTTTAAAATATTCATTTTTTCAGATCTCAAAATTTTTCGTTTTTTTCCTGGACTCGGATTTTTTTCGTTTTTTTTTTAGATCTCAAAATTTTTCGTTTTTTTCCTGGACTCGGATTTTTTTCGTTTTTTTTTCAGATCTCAAAATTTTTCGTTTTTTTCCTGGACTCGGATTTTTAGTTTTAATTATCCTAAATTTATATACATATAACGTATATACATAAAATATGCAATATCGCAAATTTGCCCCTTTTTATTCGATTTAAGCCACTCTCCCCCCTGAGAGGTATGTTTGTATTACCGAGGGGGCGATCGTTCTTTTCGCTGATACTCAACTCGTTACAAGGGTCATTTTTCATTATCCGAAATCTCCTCAATTTTAGGATTTTCATTAAAAACCGGGATTAATTCGACTGTTTTTTCGTGCATCTCTGCCAGGCGTTTATCGAGTTCGTCCCATTCCTCCGGCGTTGGTATATACACATCCTCCTCCGGAACATACTCCTCGTCATGTTTGAATTTCATTAATTGACGGGGGTCTCTGATACGACGCGACTCGGGAATGACCAGGTTATATATATACATTGTTTGCAGTCTCATATTATCGAGATCGAACTCCCGTCCCCGGTTTCGTTCGTCCGCGTATGATCTGAGCGCAAAATGTATTTCTCGCGGAGTGCAAAACTCGAACTCCCGAGGAGTCATCCCCAGGAGTGCGAGCGAGTAACCCTGGATCTCGTCCAGGGTCGAACTGATTATTTTCTTTTTTGCTTCGGAGGTTGCGCGTTCGTCCCGCGAGTCTGACCTCTCTCCTGACTTGCACTCGGGGACGTCGGGAAAAAATCCGGGATCCTTTCGATAAACTGCATCATTACGGAGTCCAGGATCATCTCCGCGTCCTCTCTCTTGAAAGGATTTGTTTGCTCCTCCTGCTTATACCCGGCCTCGATCGAGTGCCAGAATAGTATCTCGAGGTCGGTTATATCCTCTCCCTCGATAGTTGTAAACTCTTTACCCGTCTCCTGTTTGTAACGTTTGAGGGCATAATACCCGACTGAAACGGGGATCTCCTGATCTTTGTAAATTAATTTAATTGTCATGTTTTGGTTTTATTGAATTCCTTTACTGTTTGCGTCCATATATGCCTCGATCGCGTTATTTATTACAATACTCTCCGCATCCGAGGGAGCCTTCGAAAATAGATAACAGGAGACCTGATTATCCGTCCCATACCTAAAGACGTCCGCGTTATTATCCCCGAGTATGTAATAATTATATCCCGTCAGAGCCGCCGCGTTATTTGCTAATGACGAGAACGCCGCGCCATTTTTCGAGATACCCATAACGTTCGCGATACGTCTTACCAGGTAAAAACCCCTCGTCGCCGAATTCGCCGACAGGAGGTTCCCGACCGAAAATCCATTATTTGAACCCCGAACGACATCCCCGGTATATCTTAACATGACGCGACTATTTGTTCCATTCCCCGCGATCGTCTTTGTCGATCCGACGACAACGTCGTCCCGGACATAAAACCCGACCGCGTTATTTTGCTCCGTAAACCTGACTCCCTGGGTTAAGGGATTAAAAGAGGAGTTAATATATCCCAGGGACGTCGCGGCCTTAAACCCCTCCAGGGCGACAAATGACGGAGCCGTCCCCCCCAGGACTCCATGATGCGAGTTTTTAACCAGGTTCTTTAATGAACTCTCCGAGGTTTCTCCGGCGGACAATGCGAAAACGTCGAAATAATCGGAGAGGTTTGTAATACTTAACCCGCTCTTTAGATCCAAAACGAGAGTATTAATCCGGGTTAATTGCGCCTCCGATAACGGCGTCGCCAGGCCGCTAATATATGTTAAAACTTCAGGTTCGTAATTTGTTCCCTCACTCGGAGTTATTCCCCTCCCAAAAAGAGAGGACGCATCGAACGCCCCGGAGAACCTGGAGACGTTTCCGACCTGGAACGCGGCGGAGAGTGCGGTTATAAATCCCTCTCCGAAAAAATATGTCGTCGACCCGGCGGACGACTTTAATGTCGCCTTAACCGGGAGGTCGTTTTCTTTGATCTCGGTAATAAGATGAGCGAACCCGCCCTCGATCCTTTCCCACCAGGTCGGGGACGTGAGGGGTTCGTGGTTAAGGTTCCCCGCCTGGAGTGACTTGTAAACTCGTTTTTCGTTTGAGACGGTTGTCCGATATAACAATTCCCCGGCGGGATATGTAGCCGCCGCGCTCCATTCTGAGACCTGGATCCAATGGACGCCCCCGTCGGTTGTCGGGTTATGTCCCAGGGTCGTCGATTGTGCCTCATAACAGGAACCCGCAATTATTACAAAACTCCCCGCGCTATAACTCGTCTCGGGATCCCATATATACGGGATCGAGTTATCTCCCCTGGTTATCATTCCGTTAAACGCGACCTTCCACTCCTTAACGTCGACGAGTTTGTTTTTCCATTCATCTCCGAGTTTTGTAACGTCGACGATCTGTTTGTTTATTTCCAGGGTGAAATCCGTACAATATGCGATAACCATTCCGCCGTAAATGAGAGCGAACTCCTTAGATAAAATCGGATCGATTGCCATCTGTTTATTATTAAGGTTTTAAAAAGAGATCCGGGGGAGGGTTACTCCCCCTGGATCCTGACGAATATATTAAATTGACAACGCTCCGGTTCCCTCGAGACTTCCGTTATACGTCATTTTGTCCCCGACCTGGACTCCCGTCGAGAGAGCCGTCAGGAACGCGGATCCGGAGAGTCCGATCGTTCCTCCGACGCCTGTATCTGCCATTGCAACGGTTAGGGCGTCGTCTGAACTGACGATGCTCGATAACATCTCGTCATATACGGAGTATGTCGCATCCGCGCCGCGAGTGACCAGGGCGTTAAACGAGACTTTCCATTCTTTCAGATCGACGAGTTTTTCTTTCCATCCCTGGGACGAGAGAGAGGTTATTTCGATTACCTCTTTATTTATTTCCAGGTTGAAATCCGTACATCTCGCGATAACTTTCCCCCCGATTGAGAGGGTCATCGCTTTTGATAAAATCGGTGTGATTGCCATTGTAAACGAGTTTTTAAATTGTTATTTATCAAATATTACCTTATACTCCAAAACTTTAAAATATCTCCCTTTCTCCTGATCCTCCCCGTTGTTGTCATTCTCGAACGTAACGTCCAGGATATTCGCGTCCTGGTATTCATCGAGGAAACTGTGGACTAAATCCGCGATCGTCTCATTTTCCCCAGGATCCGGGGAGAGAATTACAATATAAAGACTGTAATCCTCGAGGACGTTTTTCGATCCGAGAGTATGAGTCCCGGTTTCCTTCTTATATGTAAAGACGATCGCGGATAAACTAACGTCCAAATTATCCGGATAATTATACGCATAAATCCGAGTCGACCCGTCCTCGTTCCATAACTGAGAATTAAGGGAGGCGTTCGAGTTTAATACTGTATTTATTGAACTGGCGAAACTCATTTTATTGAATATTTCTTTAACTGCCTGGTTATTGCCCTGGCGATATATTGCCCGTATTCCTGGGTTACCGCCCTGACAACCTCTCCCGTTTTTGCCTCGATTGTCGAAACGACTCCCGTCTCCCTGGGATTAATCCGTCCCCTGTTCACTCCTCCCCCCGACCTGGATTTCGTTTTAACCTTAACGCCTCCGACCCAGGCGGAGGATCTGTTTAACTTTCCTTTGGTCACTCGATCGGTTGTCCCGAACTGGAGGAACCGGAGATAAAACGCATCGGTCGAAACCCCGACATACATTCCATTTTCTGTTCCCCTGGCTTTGGTGACCTTAATCCCCCGTTTCGTCCGGCTCGAATAAGGGAGGGCGGACTGGATCGCGGGTTTAAGGATCCTCGTTAAAACGTCCCTGTTTGCATCCGCGAGGATCTTATTTGTTATCTTCATCGGTAACGTCTCCAGGGATTTGAGAACCTCGTCGATCCCTTCGATTTCGAATTTATCGACCTGGTTATTCATCCGCCCACATTATAGTTTTAAGATTGAACCCCTCGGATCTCCCGATCGGTTCGATATGGGTTATCCTGTAATATTGTCCCAGGTATTTAACCCGACATTTATAATTAATCCTCTCGTCATAACGGACGGTAAACGTCGCATCCGTCGCGACGTTCTGACCCTCGGATCCGTTAACCATGCGTCCCCCGGTAAACAATACTCCGCCCCTGGTCTCTTTCAAAAGAGTAAACGTCTCTTTCGGTTGTCCGACGGTTGTCCCTTTCGCGACGGTTGCGATCTCGATCTCGAGCCATTTATTTAAGAGGTGACCGATCATTCTATTTAATTTTCCCGCTCATAATCGACATGAGCGCAAACATAAGGTTCCGTTAATCTTTCAAATAAACCCGTTTCCCGGACGGAGGCCAGGACGGAGGGCGCGCGGTCGTAATCATACAGACCCGCGATCCTGATTAAAATAGCCTGTTTCAGATCCTCGGGGATCTTTCCGGTATCGTATCCGGTCTCAAAGGTGACCGTTAATTCTGCCGTATCGATATCCGAGTCGAGTTCGACGCGGAAACGATCGCGGTATATGTAAGTATTAAAATTCGAGAGAGGAGTCTCGGTCTCGTCGATCTCGATCGTCGTTATTGAAATCAGGTTCCCCTCGTTAACCCGGATCGTCCCCCCGGCAAAATCGTAACGGGTCAGGACGTTAGTCGTTTTCGCGATATCTTTCTGAATACGGCTCTCCGCGATCGAGTGCGCGGCCTTAATCAGGGAGTTAATATACGCGTCATCTTTGACAAAATCCTGATCGAGACCGATCTGTCTTTTTGCCTCCTCGAGTGTGACGTGGTAAACCGTTTTTACTTTGTTAATCATAACGACCGTTTTAACTTGAAAGGAGGGCGGGGAGGTTTGGATCCGTCAGGAACCAGGAACCCGGCTCCCGCCACTCCTTAATCATTGTAACCCGCTAAAACTATGCGAGTGAAATGTTACGTTTCGCGGCGAACGCGTAAGGATTTGAGTCGACCGCTCCCATCCTGGCAAAGGTTATTTTAACATAACCTGAGTCAGATCCCGTATACGGGTCGATCAATAACTGAACGCCACCCCAGAAACCGACGTATGCCTGTTTCCAGTCCCCGTAAATTGCGTCGTACTTGTTAGTATCGTGCAAGGGGAGGAAACTTGTTCCGAGTGCCTGGATCCCTCCGATCCTCCCCAGGTTGTTCCCCGAGAGAAAATCGACGATGAAATTCGCGGTATTGCTTGCTTTCTCTTTCGAGGCCAGGAAATAGAACAGGGCTTTTGAAAGGAGGAATTTCTCATTGACGAACATATCCGACGTCAGGGCGGAGATCTGAGCCAGGAGTCCGGCGTAAGTAATCGCGGCGGCGGTGTCTGAGGTTGCAAACCCTGACATCACATTAACCGCGACGGCGTCCAGGGCGACCATCGATCCGACCTTTCTGTCGATCGATGCGATCATATCCGCGAGGATTGACGGGAGAACAGACGTCTCCGAGAGTGACTCCATTGTAAAATTTTGCCATCCCTGGATCCTTCCGGCGGTCAAACTTCCCTTTGTTTTCGTCGGGGTGCTCTGAGTTGCGGCGGACTGTTCGCTCGGACTTGACGCGCTGTTTCCCTGGCTGAACGGGATCTCCAGTTTACCGGACATGAGGTTCTCATATACGGTAACCCCGAGATCTCTGTAAAGAGGAGAGGCGACGACCAGTCCCATATCCGCATCCTCGACGAACGTCGGGATCCATCCGGACGACGCTCCTGTCGTTTTGGTCTCCTCGTTTGCGCGTTTGAGTCTTTCGTCCCTGGACATATAACTCCGGTTGACAAACATCTGAGGGAGGAACAGGTTTCCGATCGCGCCGGATACTCCCCTGAGTTCCTTCGCGGCCTCGTCATGCATCTCTTTCTCCAGGCCGGTCAGGATCCCGCCCCTGGCCTCGGAAACGGCCTTAACGAAATCATACCTTTTGACGGCCTTTTTTTCCTCCTTATCGAGGGGAGCCTGACCCGCAATCGTGCGGTTTAACTCTGCCTGGCGTTCCAGGACTTCGATCTCCGCGTTCAACTCGTTAACCCTCTCGCTCGCGGCCTTCCACTCGTTCGACTCCTGTTCCGTCCTCTTGCGGTTTTCGCCTGACGCCTTATTGAGGATTGCATCCATTTGGCGGATCTTCTCTGTTCTTTCGACCAGTAAATCATTTAATTTTTTCATTGTCTGTTTTTTTTGTTAATGAATATTTGATTATAAAGACGTCCCCGATTTTGCTTTATGGAGATCGAGGATCATTTTATCGAGGTCGTTTTCGGCCTCGACGCCCTCCCTCTCCTGGTCGTCATCTCCCGGATTGTCGTTCGAACTTCCGTCGGATCCTGATCCGCCCTCGGAGTTATCTCCTCCCTGGTCATCAGATCCGGCGGTTCCTTCCCTCTCCTGGATATTGAGTTCCTTATACATTCGGGACGCTCTTTCCACATCGATAACGGTCTGTTCGTATGCTCCCCGGAGGGTGCAAATCGTAACATCGAACAGGCCGGAAACCTCGTTAACATAATGGACGAGACTCCCGTCTCCGTCTCTCTGCCAGGTCTCTCCGGCGTCGTTAACGGTAAACATAAATGAACAGTCTGTGTAATCCCCCCGCGCGATCATCTCCCTGGTATCCCTCCCGGCCTGGGTGTTCGGAACCGGAGCGCGGAAACTGAGTCCGATCTGATCCTCCTGGAGAACCAGGTTCCCGGAGACTGTTCTCCCCAGGTTATAAAAATGGTCGTGATCCAGGGTTAAAACGACGTCCAGGCGCGGATCCTGGAGGATCCTCGAGAACGCTCCGGGTTTTATGATTTCATAAAACATTTTTCCGCGCTCAAATATCAGGCGGGAGCGGGCGTTAAAGATCGCTCCGTAACCGACAAAGTATTCGACATCGTCGACCGTTTCGACCCTGATCGAGGGTTTATTCTCTGTTAAAATTGTGAACCTCGTTTGTTTCATTGTCTTACTGATTTGGGGGTTTCGTGGTTTGTTTCGTCGTGTATTTTTCGACCGACATCATATTCGACTGAATATAATGGTCGTCGCCTCCCTGGTATGTATCGAGACCCTCCAGGCGCGCGATCTTGTTCGGGGTTATGGCTCCGATATTCGCGAGGATCCTGTAACCCTCCAGGCGGTTCCGGTGATCTGTTTCGATCAATGCCATGAGATTAAACTCGATTGATTTCCCCGCTTTTCTTTCGGCAGTTGTCAGGAGTTTATATTCCATTTCCTGACGGTACATTCTCGAGATTGCTGAAACGGTGTTCGACTTAAATCCGAGTTGTGTCTGTTCGATATCGTTATATTTGCTCGCGGTCTGATTTCCGACCATGTGCGAGGGGATCCCGTATAACGCCGCGATTTTATTGTCGTTAAACTGGATCATATTAAGAAACGCCGCGTCGATCGCGTTCATCTGTAACTCCTGGATCTCTGTATTCGGAGGTAACGGGAACAGATCTCCGGCTCCTTTGGATCCGCCGTATTTCTCTTTTAAAACGTCGAGAGCCTCGAGCATCTGTTTCTGATTTGCTCCCGCGACGGTCGATTTGATAACCTTCGGGTTAACGCCGGACGCCTTATAAAACTCGTCGATCGTCGACATTCCCTCCCAGGTTGTCGAAAGGTTTAACCGGAGAGCCTCGATCGGGTTCATTCCCATAATCCCGTCCTTTGTTATCATTCGGAAATGGAGCATATCCGACGCGGGGACGGTGTCATACTCCTCGGGTTTGTCGACCTTTGAGACCCGATAAAATAATTCATTGTTAACGAGTTTATATCCCAGGACTCGCGAGGGAGAATTTATCTCCAGGTAATCGACGAGTCCCTGGTTTGCCTTTCGGTATATCCGCGCGAACGAGTTTCCTTTCAGATTTCGGATAACCTCCAGGGCGTTAAAAAATGAATATGACGTCGTGTATGTATTCGGGTTATAATGGATAATGTCATACAGATAATGATCTTTATCTTTCTGTTTTCCCAGGGCGGGATCATCCGAGTAAACGCCGACTCCCATACGACCGATCGTTTCCCCGAGGATCTTTACACAAGTGAAAACAGTCGAGATAATTTCCGCGTATTCGTCGCTATATTTATTATGATTTCCCCCGATATTATTAACGAGAGCGGTTACAAACTCTTTCTCCCTCCCGATTATAATCTTTTGAAACGGGTTAAGTTTTGAGATAAAACTCATAATTCAGTTTTCAATTAAAGACGTTCGACAAATTAATTATCTTTTTTTTCGACGATATAATTCAGATATGACTCGAGACCCGCTTTCCCTGGATCCAGGTTAACCGATAACCATAACGCGACGGACATCCCGACGGAGACCGCGCCGTCGACCGCGTCCCTGGACTTGTTTTTCATAATCTTAATGTTCCCGTTTCCGTCCTGGTATAATACGACGTTCCGGAAATTCCATAACAGAACGGGGTTATTTCCGAACGAGATCCTCCCGTCGTAAATAAGTTTTTCCAAAAATTTGAGAGGAAAATTAAACGCTCTCGCGGTTTGTGCAAACGGGACGCAATTTATTCCGAGACCCTCCAGGCGAGGGATAATCAAATCCGAATTAAATGGATCATACGCGACCGCGACGATTTCATAATCCTGGTTAATCTTTACGAGAGTATCATAAATCAGGTCGTAATCGATCGTTTCGGTCTGACATTCTTTAATCAGTCCGGAGCGGATCCAGGGACGGAGATCGACCCCTCCCTGGCGGAGTCGACGGTTCGGGTTTTTCGCAAATAGAAACAGGGGATAATCTTTAAACTCTCCGGTCTCCTCGTCATAAAAGAGGCAGTTTATACAAGTTAAATCCCTCGTCGACGAAAGATCCATTCCGATATAAACCTGTTTCCCTTTGAATTTTTCCAGGTCGAACGGCGTGTTAACTCTCTGCAAAACCTCCTCCGGGATCCAGGCCTCGGTTCCCAGGACGAATATATTAAGGTTTTTCGTCAGGAAATTAGGTAACTGAGAGGCGACGTTTTTCCCCTGGTTATATTCGATCGACATATCCTCCTCCGACATAATAACTCCGAGGGCGGGGTTTGCTTTTATCCAGGTCGACGGATCGTTATAATCGTCTCCCTCGTCCAGGGTGTATAACATAACCAGGAACGAGTCATCCTCGACGACCCCGTTAAGTATGTTTTTCCCGTTCTCAAACATTGTATAACAGAACGAGGGGATCTTCGTTCCGGCGGTCGATATTAAAATTACGATCGGGTTTTCCCTGGCGAGGATCCCGGATTTTACAACATTGAACAGGGCGTCGTCCGGGTGCGCGTGGATCTCGTCCAGGATACAACTCGAGGGGTTATAACCGTCGAGCCTGGTCGCCTCCGACGCGACGGTTTTCATAAACCCGCGAGAGTTGCCAAAACTAAACCGGATCATATACTGCATCGGTTTAACCCGTTTACGGAGCGCGGGAGAGTTCCGGACGATTGCTTTCGCGTAATCCAGGGAGATCGTCGCCTGTTCCCTGGTCGACGCGATCAGGAGGGATTGAGGATCCGCGACGCCGTCCATAACGAGAAAGTAAAGGTTAAGAGCGACCGCGAAAACCGTTTTACTGTTTTTCCTGGCGACGAACAGGAACATATAACGGAACCGCCTCCTCCCGGTCGACCGATAATAAAAGAGAAACAGGTTCAGAATTATAAACGCCTGATATGGTATAATTTCATATTGACGATATGAGTTTCGGATATTGATATTTAACAGAGAGAAAAACATAAAAACGCGACGGACGGCGACGGGATCCTGGAGGAGATCCTCCCGTTTCTCGTCTCTCCGGAACCGTTCGACCGCGAGTTTAATCCATCGGTTTGCAATGATCCGACCGGACTCGATATCCTCCGCGTATCGGTACGCCTCCCGGAGATGACTCTCCGCGTATTCATCCGGGGATCTCATACCTGGACGGCCTTCGATTTTTGGTTAAAGAGATCTCCCAGGGGATCCTCCTCCTCGGGGTTAAGTTTGAGTTTTGTCCTCTCCTGGACTGTGATCCCGAGTTTCGTTAGTATGTTCCCGATCGATTTCGAGGCGGAAAGATAAACTCCGATATTCGGGTTCTGCTGATAATAAGGGGTTTTTGTCGGATCCTTAACGACGTTAATCTGTAACCCTCGTTTTTTGATATCAGATTTCGCATCGTCCGCGATCTTAATCGAGAACAGGAGTTCGTCGATCAGGATATCGTCGGAGGGAACATAACTCTCGCGACCCTTTAACTCCTGGATAACTATCGATTTGAGCCTGGAATACCTTGTCCCGAGTGTTGGTTTTCGCGCCATAACTTTTATTTTGATGACGCTCTAAAGGTAACCATTATCTCAGTATCAGGAGGGAGTTTACGGAATAGTTCCTCGAGGATCTCCTGGATCGTCCGTTCCGGCTTGTCTGATATGAGTCCCTCCGGATCCGCGCCTGGCGTCCTGGACGGGATCTCTTTCCTGGATCCCCTGGAGGGAGACTCCGACCTGGTTTCCGGATTGATTTCGATCCTCTCATAATCGCAAAACTTTTTATTAAGATCCTGGACGGCTCCCAGGATCGACGCGCGGATCCGGAATTCGTCGTCCAGGGGAGCGGTCATCAGTCGTTTAAATGTCGGTTCGGAGATATTCATTATCCCCTGGATCTGTTTCGCGGTTTTGGTTTTTCCGGCAATCAGATTTGAACAGATTTTCCGGAACCGAATTACATCGTCTTTCATTTTGTTTTATTTAAACTGTCACATTGTCAGTTGATAGTTAATAATTTAAACCTCTCCTCTCTCCTGTCTTAACCCCACCCCTCAAAGGTTGTCCTCGGTATGAAACGATCTGATCGCGTGGTTAGTGTGGGGGGTGTTATTTCAAAATGACCCCCCCCCTGGCAAATAATAACAAAGTTGATACAAACTCGATCTCTCATAACCATTAAAGACGTTTATCAATCATATATCAAAACAAACCGCGCGCCTCTCAGGGGGGAGGCCTCGTCTCGAACATTCGTCTCCGCACATTAAGAGTAAAACATCGTAAACAAAAGAGTAAAGGTTAAATAAATACATCATCATTCATTGTATATATAACATATACACAATGAAAAAAAAAGAAAAAAAAAGAGTCTTTATAAATAACAGACCAGGAGAGGGTTACCCCACTCCCCACCCCCCTCCATTGTTGCGACTTTTTTCGAAAGAAAAACCCCCGGACAGCCTCATTTAATGGACGTTTGAGGCGGGTTAAAACGTTGTATTAAGGGGTTCCGCCTGTTAATAACGCTCTCTCTTATTGTTAATAAAACGAGGCCGGAACCCTGCCCTCTCTCCTGATATATACCTTTACATTTGCCATATACGCAATCATTACCCAATGACCCAAGACCACACTAACCAGGCCGAACGCCGGGATCCCCGGAGTAATCGGTTCGAGCATCGGATCCCCTATCGGATCGTTCCCCCTTACAACCCCCGGAGATATCGGATCGGTTGTCGTCTCGTTACGATATATGTTATCGCGTTAATCATTCTTATTGTATGTCTAATCCTTAAACTTATTTCATTATGACAAAACAGAAACCACCTATCGGAGGCCAGGCGGGAGCCGCGAACGCCGCCAGGCCGAACCCCAACCCGACCCCCCAATCTACGGCGGCGGGAGCCAAACAACCCCCCGCGAAACCCCTGTTTATACGTCTCCTCCCCGGAGAGGTTGACCAGGTGATGAACGAGATTATCCGGGTTAATGCCGGAGTCCAGGTCTTTCTCCTCCTGGACGAGAGGATCCAGGAGGCAAAGAAACGAGATCTTAACCCGGAAACTGACCTCTCAGATAAACCGAATGAGACAGAGAAATGAGATCGAGATCTCGAGTCGTCTGTTCCTGGAGTCATCCGGAACGGAACGCGAGAGGATATTCCAGGAGGATATTTATCCGTTCCTGGAGGAAATGATCTCCGGGGTCTTTCTCTCTCTCCGGTTGTATGATATTTCCCAGGAGGATATCCAGGACATAAAACAGGAGATATATTTAAAGATCGTCGCCAGGATCCAGGGATCGGGAGGAAAGGGGATCCGTTCAATGAAAAATTATTATTTCATCTCGATTAAAAACATTACGATCGATTACCTGAGATCCTATAACCGAGATCGTAAATTTTCCGAACATCTTAAAGAGTTAATATTAACGTCGCGTTATGTCAAAAGAAAAGTTAACAGAACAGGGGAAACAGACCCGGATAATATGTAATAATCCGGAATGTCGACTTTATAACCAGGTTATAAATCCCCGAGTCGATTACTTCTTTAATGCCGAAACGGGGAGGACGGTTCCATTTGGGGATCATTGTCCTGTTTGTAATAATCCGTTCCATGCCAGGGAAACAGAATAAGATCTCGTTTTTTTGGATTGAACAGAGCAGACCCGCCGCGCCGTTCCATTATAAAACGACGGCGTCGTTCTATGCGTCCCCCGCCTGGTTACGGTTAAGGGATTATAAACTCTCCCTTAACCCATTTTGTGAACGTTGTTCCAGGCCGGAGAAAATAGTCCAGGCGGAGGAGGTTCATCATAAAGAGGAGATCTCGATCCGTCCCGATCTTTCCCTGGAGATAACGAACCTGGAGTCGCTTTGTAAGAAATGCCACTCCCAGGAGAGCGCGAAATATCTCCAGGGATCCCAGGTCAAAAAAGGTACAATTATTAACTTTAAACATAAACACATCGACAAAAATGGAAAATGAACAAAAATCCGCAATTTTAACAGGTGACGCGGATCGGAGGATCTCCGATTATAGTTATCTCAAAACATTAACCCAGGAGGAGATCCGGAAAGAGGAGGACGTTCTGATCGATCTCGCGGTTAAGATCTCAGACCTGGAGACCGATTTTAAATCGGTTAAGATTGAGCATAAAGCAAAAATCGATCCGGTTAAAAAAGACTATGCGACGACCCTGGATAACATCCGGAGCGTAAAAAAACTCGTTTCTGAGGAGGTATTTATATTCTTTGACCGAGTTAAAAAGATCGCGGATTATTATAACTCGGAGGGGATCCTGGTTTATTCCCGTCCCCTGGAACCCGAGGAGCATCAAATGACAATTTATAACGATGCAAACTTTAAGGGATAAAATCGTTATCGCGACCGACTGCATCCTGGAGGATCTGATAATGGTCGAAAATGGCGACCAATGGGTCAGAATTAAGCCAGGAGAGGAGATCCCGTCCTCCGGCGGGGTAACATATCGTCGGGAGGAGATAATCGCGGAAATGGCCTCTCTTTTGTTCGGAGAGGTTAAATCCTCCAGGACAATATCTCCCAGGATCTATAAAACCGCCCTCAGACTCTTTAAATCCATTCACATTAATACGGATCCCGTTTACCGGATCCGACCTCTCCGGGACGAGAGAGCATCGATCCGGTTCATTAAGGGGAAAACAAAAAAGAGGGAATAACCCCTCTTTTTTTATGATACTATTTTGATCCGGTCAACCTGGAGACCAGGTCAGAATCCGCGAGCTGAGGATCTGAGGCCTCAGATATCATAACCCTGATAATCTGTTATTTGCTAACTAATCATTTTTCAGGTTTTTTATGATACTTTTTTGACCGCTTTAATGACTCCCGGACTCGATC